ATTGGTGTGTGATTCGCAAGGCAGAGCGCAACGTAGCCATCCCCGCTGATGTTGCAAAATACCGTGCAGATGTCATTGCGTGGGCGACTGCGACAGAGGCATCAATCACCGCAGTGACTACTGTGGAACAGCTAAAACAAATCAACATGGGAGTATCGGTCTAATGGCACACTTTGCAAAAATTGAAAACGGCCTTGTTGCTCAGGTTATCGTTGCAGAACAAGACTTCATTGACACTGGCGCTGTAGGTCACGGTTGGGTGCAAACCTCGTACAACACCCGTGGCGGCATCCACTACGGTCAAGATGGTCAGCCCAGTGGTCGTGAGCAACTGCGTAAGAACTACGCTGGCGTTGGCTTTACCTACGATGAGGCGCGTGATGCGTTCATACCCCCACAGCCCTATCCATCATGGACTATGAGCGAGGACACCTGCTTGTGGTCTGCTCCTGTTGCAATGCCTGTTAATGACAAGCGTTATTCTTGGGATGAGCCTACATTGGCATGGGTTGTTTTGGAAGAACCGGTTTAACAACGGAATGACTAATGGAAACTACAGAAACGAGGCTTGCCGTGCATGAAGCTGTTTGCACCGAGCGGTATCGCAACATCGAAGAAGCCATGGACCGGGGTAAGACTCGCATGCGCACCATTGAGATACAGCTCTACATCGTGATTGCTGCCGTACTCTTTGGTCCAGGTGTGGCTGCTGATTTCGTAAAGAAAATCCTGGGGCTGTAACGATGTGGACCCCATATCGCTGTGCCTCCTTGCCGCCGGGCTAGTTAAGCAAATCCAGGCTGGGTGCGACCTGTATCGTGAGGCAAAAACCCAGTTCATCCAGGTAAAGAAAACAGCAGACGAGGTCATAGCGATCGGCATGGAAGCCAAGGGCTTCTTTGCCAAGCTGGTGCAGTTCTTCAATCCGGCACCGGCAAAGGTTGCAAGTCCTGCCCCGACTAAAGTCGCGGCAAAGAAAAAAGAAAAGCTCGTCGACGTCGATGAGCAACAGATTTTGAACGACGTCGTGGCCAGGCTCATCGAGTTCTTCCACCTCCAGGAGCAGCTCGCGGCTCACATACGCGAGGAGGAGGAAAAGTCTCGGACCGTGTACGACCCCAACGCCAACCTGATGGAGGCGGCGATCAAGCGGGTCAGGGCGCAAGACCAGATGGACCAGCTCGTTGTCACCATAAGAGAGGCGATGACCTGGAACGCTCCGGCGGAGCTTGGGGCCCTGTACACCAAGGTGTTCGAGATGAGAGAAATTGTTGGTGCTGAACAAGAAGCTGCCCGGCTGGCGCAAGAATCAATTGCTAAAAGGAAGCGATGGCAACGTCAGCAAAAGGAGGCCGACCTCAACCTAAAAATAGGAGCCAGCCTCCTGACTTTGGCTCTTATCGGATACCTGTGGCTGTGGCTCCTGTGGCTGAAACAAGCGAGGATACTTTAATGGGCACGTTGGGCTGGGTTCTCGCTGTAATTCTTGTAGCGTTCTTGCTGCCGTTGCTTGGCTTTATGTACCTGGACATCCTTGAGGTTAAGCACCAGGCCAAGGTCCAGCTGGAGCAGGTTCAAAAACTTAGACGCGAAATTGAAAAACAAAGGCGCGATGATAAGAAGCCCGAGAGCTTTCTTGACATTCCACTTTTTGACCGAAGGAGTAAACGTGAATATCTTTGAGATATGGATTTTGTCAATTCTTCTGGTGCTGGCAACCGGATGCGAAGAGCGTTTTCGCTACCCATGCCAGGACCCCAAAAACTGGGAAACTGCCGAGTGCAAACCGCCAATCTGTACGGCTACCGGCACATGCCCTGAACAACTTAATAAACCTGAACAGGAGAAGAAATAATGCCAACAGTCGTAATGAATTCAAAGCAACGTCTGAGTGTCGAAGAGATTGAAGTCCGTGTTTGGGCTTTTGTAATCACGGCCTTGATGCTGATTCTTTTAGGTTCGGTTGCCATGTTCCTCTACAGCGTCAGCTTCGTGACCCAACCCATGGCTGGTATGGCACCCATCGACAAGGTGTACACGCAACAAATCTCAACCATTATGGTTTTCATCACCGGAGTGCTGGGTGGCGTTGCCGGTCGTTCAGGTTCTAAAGCGGTGGCCAGCGCCATTGCCAAGGCCGAAGCAAATGACGATGACGAGCCACCTAAACCATGAGCATCTTCAACCCCTGGGTGCTGCTAGGCATCATCACCGCCGTTCTTACCAGTTTTGGTAGCGGCTATTACAAAGGAAAACATGATGAATCAAATCGCAATCAAATTGAAGTTGCTCGTCTCAATGCTGAAGCTCGACAGACTGAGCAGCGCATGGGCGAAGTTGCTCGAACGTATTCGGAAACCTTGAGGAAGTCTCAAAATGTTGCAAAGACTAAAGAGACAAAGCTGCGTGCTGATATTGCCACTGGCAATTTGCGCCTGTCAATCCCCACCCAAGGTAGCGTATGCCCCTCCCCAGATACCGCCTCTGCCACTGGAAGTAACAGCGGAGAAGCAGGAGCCGAACCTAGTGGATCGATTGATGTCGCTGCCGATCTTCTCCAGATCGCAGCCGACGGAGACGCAGCAATCCGAAAGCTCAACACCTGCATCCAAACCTACGAAACCTTAAGGAACATGAAATGAACTTATCAGCCAATTTTAATTTGAAAGAAATGACCAAGTCAGACACAGCCACCAGGCTGGGCTTGGACAACACGCCCGGCGAAGTTGAGATAGAAAACCTGCGACTGCTGTGTGAGAAAGTGCTTCAGCCCGTGCGCGACCACTTTGGAAAGTCAGTTACCGTGAACTCTGGATTTCGTAGTCCTGAGTCAAATGCTGCTGTGGGAGGATCAAAGACCTCAGACCATTGCAAGGGCCAAGCAGCCGATATAGAAATCCCCGGCGTGCCCAACGCAGAGCTTGCGCAATGGATCATGGACAACTGCGATTACACGCAATTGATCCTGGAGTTTTACACCCAGGGTATACCCGATAGTGGGTGGGTTCACGTCAGCTTTGACCCATCTAATCTCAAAATGCAAGAACTGACCGCAGTCAAGGTAGCTGGCAAGACTCAGTATTTACCAGGATTGCAAGCGTAACTTGCGCCCACCATCCCTATGGCATAAAATCGTTGTAGGGACCTCACGTCCGCAGAAAGCCGCTTCTTAGCGGCTTTTTCTTTTGGAGCTTACATGGCAACAGCAGCAGCAAATCCTTTTGACATTAACACCACCGGCGGCACGACTACGCCTGGGACAACCACCACTGCTGCCCAGTTTGACCCGGTGCAGCGCCAAGTAAACGCCGCCCAGGACACCACGTCCGGCCAGTTGCAGCGCATCATCTCTGAGGACAGCCCGCTCATGCAGCAGGCCCGCGCGCAAGCCAAGCAGGGTATGGCAGCACGGGGACTTTTAAACAGCTCCATGGCCCAGGGCGCAGGCGTCTCGGCCATGCTGGAGAAGGCCACACCAATTGCAAAGGCCGATGCCGATACTTATTTCAGTCAAGGCATAACCAACCAGAATTCGGCCAACACCGGCGGGCAGTTCAACGTCGGCCAGCAAAACACGTTTGGTTTGCAAAAGGGTGCCCAGACATTCCAGGCCGAACAGTTGGCCAGTCAACAAGGATTTACCGCTGGCCAAGCTGGCCTGGAACGCGAACAGCAATCCAAGTTGCAAGTTGCACAACAGACATTTACTGGTGCCCAGTCCGCCCTGGACCGCGCACAGCAAGTCGCCCTTACCGACAAAAGCATCACGGCTCAAGCGGCTTTGCAAAAAGCACAGCAAGACTTTGCTGACGCTCAAGCCGGTCTGGACCGAGCTCAGCAAACAGCGTTGCAAACGGGTCAACAAACCTTTGCTGCTGACCAAACCGCGCTTGACCGGGCACAGAAAACACAATTGCAAGACGATCAACAATCGGCTGCCTTGGAACAGATCGGGTTTAAAGCCAAGGTTGATTTGCAAAACATTCCAACTGCGTTTGCAGCCAG